CGTATCAATCATGACAAGTTGGAGTTAAACAATGAGCGACATTATAGATGTTCCTTCCGAGGACAAGGCTTGGCTTGAAAAAGTCGGGCAAGTAGCAAAAACAGATAAGCCAAAACCAGTCTCAAAGAAAGATGAGGAATAACCAATGGCTGTATTTCTAAATAACAAGGTCGGCGTAAAGGTTAATTCCGTTGACCTTTCTGACCATGTGACCGCCGTCACACTAAACCGTTCATTTGATGAGCTTGAAGTTACCGCAATGGGTGACGCAGGTCACAAATTTGTAAAAGGCTTGGAAGCGTCATCCGTGACCATTTCCTTCCTAAATGACACCGCTTCAGCTAATGTTCTTGCAACATTACAGGCAGCATGGGGAACTTCAGTAACCTGCGTTCTATTACAGGAAAAACTAACTGCTGTCGGCGCAACAAACCCTCTTTACACATTTACTGCCCTAGTAAATAACACAACCGACATTAACGGTGCAGTAGGCGATTTGGGTACTCAGGATGTAACATGGACTATTAACGGTGCAGTCACCGTTGCAAGTACAGGTACTTTCTAAGGAGTAGTAAATGATTAAACTCAGAGTGACCAAGGCTTCAGGGGAAGTGGCAGATTACGACATAACCCCTGCACTTGAGTATTCGTTTGAACAAAATTTTAAAACTGGATTTCATAAACGGTTCAGAGACGAAGAACGCCAGTCGGATGTCTATTGGCTTTCATGGGAAGCTGAAAGACGATCAGGTGTAACAGTTGCACCATTTGGGGATAAGTACCTTGAGACACTTGCAAAAGTAGAGCTTATGGACGCTGATTCCCCAAATGGGTAACGCGGTATGACCTCACTTATTTAATTGCATCTTTAGCAGTTGAGACAGGCATACCGCATAGCGAATTTATTAACATGGATAGATCAATGTTTTTAGCAACATTGGCTTATCTAAAAGATAGATCAAAGAGGGTGGAAAATGCCAGTAGAGGTAAAAGGTATCGTTGAGGTTCAAAAAGCCTTAAAGAAGTTTGCGCCTGACCTTTACAAAGAGATGAATAAAGAAATCCGTTCCGCCATGCGTGAAGTTGTAAATGAAGCCAGAACTAATGTTCCAAATCAAATACAGGGTTTGAGTGGCTGGCAAGATCAAGGCAAGGAAGTTGTTTCTAGGACTGCCGGCAAAGCAAGAGGGTTTCCTAAGTACAACCCAGATGTTATTCGTAAAGGTTTAACTTATTCTTTAGGGCGTTCACGCCGTAATTATTCTGGATTTGTTAATGTTTATAGATTATTAAACAGGTCTGCTGCTGGTGCTATTTATGAAACAGCAGGAAGAAAGAACCCTGATGGTCGAGCGCCGATCACTAGCATTGCCCAACAAGGATTTGAGTATGCCCAAGGTTATGAAGGTACATACAAATACAATGGCAAAATAAGAAAAAGGGCAACAAGAAATTACAATAGCAATAACCCTTTTGCAGGTTATCATTTTGTAAACTCTATTGATGATGAAGCTAGGTTAGAAAGCATTGGCAGAGGGCGCAAGAATAAAGGTCGTTTACTTTATGCCGCTTTTGCTAAAGATCAAGGCAAGGTAACTAAGGCAACCTTTAAAGCTATTGATACTGCCATTTTAAAATTCAATTCAAGTTTAAAGCGTAGAATAGGACTTGCCGCATGAGTGCTTCAGGTATTGAAATCCCAATTGTCAGCACCTACAAAGATAAAGGCGCAAAGGCAGCAAGTAAGTCACTTAATGTTTTAACTAAATCAGCCAAGGCTTTAGGTCTTGCCTTAGGTGCTTATCAGACTTTAAAATTTGGTAAAAGTTCGATCAAAGCTTTTGCAGATGATACAAAAGCAGCCAATCAATTATCTAAGACATTACAAAACTTAGGGCAAAACTATGCAGTATTAAGTACTGCTGGATTTATTCAAAACTTACAAAATACAACTGGGGTTTTGGACGACCAACTTCGTCCGGCGTTTACCACTTTAGTTAACGCCACATTAGATGCGAAAAAGGCTCAAGACTTACTTTCAGTAGCATTAGACACTTCGGCAGGAACAGGAACTAATCTTCAAGCGGTAACAGATGCTTTAGCAAAAGCCGCACTTGGAGAAAATACCGCACTTGGTAAACTCGGAATTGGTTTGACTAAAGCCGAAATAAAGACAATGGATTTGGATAAAGTTACAAAGTATTTAAGTAATAGGTTTCAAGGCCAAGCTAAAATAGCGGCAGAGTCTTTTGCCGGCAAGATGGACATTTTAAGAGCTAAAACTGAAGATGCCAAAGAAATGATTGGTAAAGAATTAGTCGGTGCTTTAGATGCAGCTTTTGGAGACCCTGCAAAATATGGCAGCAGCATTGATACTCTTGCATCAAAAATATCTGGCTTAATCAAAGGGTTTAGCAAGTTTATTTTAATTACTAAAACAGGTTTACAAAATCCAACTTTATCTCCAGATGACCCTCAATTTGAGTCTAAATTAAATTTAGCCGTACCTTTCAACCCTGTTTCAAGAACAATGGATGTAAAAGCTTACAAAGAGCAATTAAAGTTACAGGCAGAGGCAAAGAAGTTAGCAGCATCAAGATTAGCTGCCATTGCAAAAGAAAAGGCTTTAGTTGCCGAGCAAAGAAAACTTGAAGCAGATCGTAAGAAGTTAGATCAAATATCTAGTATTTTTGACATAGAACAAATCCAAATTTTTGCAGCATTACAAAATAAAGTAACCGATCAAGACAAGTTAAGGCTATCTTTGCAACTTGCTTTAATTCAAGAAAATGCAACCGAAGCCGCTAAATTGGCAACCGAGTTAGTTAAGTCTCAGCTACAAACTACTAATCTTGCTCAAGCTATTGCCAAGTTACCTAAAGCGCTATATCCATTTGAGGGCTGGTCTAAAGATATTGATATTTTATTGCAACAAATTATGCTAATGATGAAGTTGTTAAGTCAGATGCAAAATCCTCTTTCAGGAAAGCCAGTTGTAGGAACTGCTACTTATTACACTGATCTAGCCTCGACATTAGTTGGCAGAGACGCTTATGCCGGTATGAGTGTTGCTGAAATTGCTAGAGAAAGATACAGGGAAAGCGGTGGTCTTTATGGTGGCATGGAAACTAGACCAACTACTGTAATCAATGTAAACGGTGCTACTGAAGGATTGTTAAATGAATTGCGTAATGGCTTAATTAACTCATCTGCCTCAGGTTCTTTCTCATCCATTAACCCAAATAGATAACATGTCTTTACCAGTATTAAACATAAGCCTAAACTTTAGTTCTGGCGCTACATTTGGCAATCCTTTTATTTTGGATTCAAGTACATTAGGCGGTACTGACATTTTGTCAGATTCTTCAACACCATCTTTAATTTTAGACTTAACAGATGTAACGAGAAGTATAAACATAAATAGAGGCAGAAATGTCAGTCGAGATACTTACGAGGCAGGCACTTGCAGCGTAAGAATTTACGACCCAACAGGGCGCTTTAATCCCCAGAACCCAAGCTCTGATTTATTTGGCTACCTTACACCATTAAGAAAATTGCGTATCTCAGCAGAACATTTAGGCGTTACTCATTTTTTATTTAGTGGATACACCACCGATTATATTTATACCTACGATCAAGCAGAAAATGTATCTTATGTAGATATTAAAGCAAGCGACGCATTTAGGTTGTTTGCAATGGCAGCAATAACTACAGTTGTAGGTCAGGCGGCAGGCCAAGATACAGGAACAAGAATTGATAAAATTCTAGATACCGTTGATTATCCTATTTCTATGCGTTTAATTGATACAGGGGATTCTTTAACTCAAGCCGACCCTGCAACCGATAGAACCTCTTTAGCAGCTATTAAAAATGTTGAGACTTCAGAACAGGGCGCATTTTACATTGACCCTGAAGGCAACGCAGTTTTTAAAAATAGATCAGACACAATATCTTCAGCAGGAACTACTCCAATTGCTTTTAATCAAACCGGTGGCATACCTTACAAAAACTTAATCTATACCTTTGATGACAAGTTGATAGTAAATCAATCAACGGTAACTAGAATAGGCGGCACTCCACAAACTGCCACCGACGCTGATTCTGTTGCCCAATACTTCCCTCATGTTGTTAACTTTAATGATTTGGTTATTGATACCGACACTGCGGCGGCAAACATAGCCACTATTTATGTTGCTACTAGATCAGATACTTCAATTCGAATTGATAACATGCAAATTGACCTTTATGATCCTTTAGTGCCTAACGAGACAATTCTTGGTTTAGATTACTTTGACAATGTGGTCATTACCAATATTCAGCCAGACGGCTCAACAATTACTAAAAATCTACAAATCCAAGGGGTAAATTGGCAAATTACTCCGAACTCTTGGACTGGAAACTTTGTGACGCTAGAGCCTATCGTTGATGGTTTTATTCTAGATAGCACTACTTATGGGCTTTTAGATGAAGATATTTTGACTTATTAAGATATAATTAGACACTAAGGAGACAAATATGGCAAAACAGACTTTTACGACTGGGCAGGTATTGACCGCAGCCCAGATGACATCTTTACAACAAACGGCAATGTTGGGCGGCGCAGCATCCGCTAAGACTGCAAGTTATACATTGGTAGCCGCAGATGCTGGTACTGCTATTTCTATGACTAACGCAGGCGCGACCACAATAACCGTAAATACGGGATTGTTTGCAGCAGGCGATACAGTTCATATTACTAATTTAGGCGCTGGAGTTTGTACCATCACTGCTGGTACTGCAACAGTTAACTCATCCGCATCTTTAGCATTAGCCCAATATGAAAGCGGATTTTTAGATTTTACTAGCAGTTCAGCCGCTATATTTGTTAAAGGCGCTGGTGCTGCTGCTGCAAGCGGTGGAATGACTTTATTATCAACAACCACTTTATCAGGTTCATCAACAAACATAACTGGCATTAGTCAAGATTATGTAAATCTTTATATTCTTATTACTGGTGCTACGAACGCTACTGCTGACGGATACCTTTACTATGCGCCAAATTCAAGCGGTAATAATGGTGTAACTTACAACACCAACGCTGCTTTACAAAATGCTACTGGTACTTATCTGCCGTTAACTGGTCAAAATGCTTATACACGAACAGACGCAAACAATGCTTTTGCAATAAACATTTACAATTACACATCAACTTCTACATACAAACCTGTTGCTTGGAGTGGATATTATCAGGTTAGTGGTGGAAGCAGGATGGTGACAGGTGGTGGTGGACATTATTTCAATGATGCAATCACATCTATTTTAGTCTATGCAGACGGCTACAATTTTACATCAGGCACAATTAAAATCTATGGGGTTAAATAATGGCTAAAACAACAAGACCTACAATTCGCATACACGATCTTGAGTTAAATGAAATAATTGATCGAGAAATGAATGACGCTGAATTTGAGCAATATGAAACAGAGCAAGCCGAGCGTTTAGTCAAGCAAGCCGAAGCCGAAGCAAAAGAAGCGCAGCGACAAGCAATCCTTAATCGCCTTGGTATTTCTGCTGAAGAACTAAAAACAATTTTAGGCTAATGAAGCCTTGGTTATCTAAGGCTGCATCTCAGTTTAGAGATCAAGTCAATGCCACCTACCCAGATCGTGTTAAGCGCTTGGATGGGTGGATTGGTGATCTGCGTCACCAGTCTCGAGTCAGTCAACACAATCCCAATAATCGAGGCGAAGTCTGCGCATTGGATATTGACGCTCGCTTATCTGAAGAACAAGGAATTGCTATCTATCTGGCAGATCAGATACGACTTGCAGCAAAGCAAGGTGATCGACGCATACTTTATGTGATCTTTATGGGCAAGATTTGTAGCTCTAAGTCTCTATGGCGTTGGGTTAAGTATCGTGGATTAAATCCTCACAACAAACATATTCATATTTCTTTTAAAGAAAACCAAGATGGCAAACCTTTTAACATACCACTACTAGGGGGAACAGATGAAGTTATCAAAAAAGCATAAGGCTGCAATTAAGTCTTATTTAAGAGCAGTTGCCGCTTCAGGCATTACGGTTGCGTTGGCTATTGTGGCTGACATCCATCCTGCCTATGCAACATTACTAGGCGCTATCGTCGCCCCTATTGCTAAAGCCGTTGACCCTTCTTCAGGTACTGAAGTTGACTACGGAATCAATGCGAAATAATGGATGCTGCAAGCTGGGCTGGCTTAGCCGCCGCCGTCTCCGCCGTGCTGACAAGTTTCTTTTTGGGTCTGCGTTATCTTATTAAAGGTTGGTTGTGGACTCTTACACCAAATAGCGGTTCAAGTCTTGCAGATAGATTAGCAAGAATAGAAACACGCCAAGAAGAATTACTGAGGATTGTCACCGAAAGAAAGTAAACTTTACTTATGGCTCAAAAGAAAAAACGAAAGATAACACGCCGTAAAGGTAAGTTCAAACACGAAGAAGTTTTAACGCGTTTAGATGCTTACACTATCAGCGTTCGTGAGTATTACTTGAGCCTACGGCGAGCAGGTTTCCCAGTCGATCAGGCACTTGGTATGTGCGACAGAAACACATTTCCAGATTGGTTAATCCCAACGAGTCCTGAATTTGACCCTGTTAACCCAGACCATGACCCCTACGAAGATGAGGACTAATTGAAAAGAATCGCTTTTGTAAGTGATCTTCAAGTACCGTTTTTTAATGAGTTGGCAGTTAAGTCAGTTGGTAAGTTTTTAGCAAAATGGAATCCTCATCAAACTATTTGTATTGGTGATGAGATAGACCTTCCTCAGCTTGGAGGGTTCAATGCCGGCACTATTGACGAAATGGTGGGCAACATACATGAAGATAGAAAACAAACTCAAGAAGTATTAACCTATTTAGGTGTAACAGATGTACTAGGAAGCAATCATGGAATCAGACTTTACAGATCAATCAAGAAAAGACTTCCCTCTTTCCTCAACTTACCAGAAATGCAGTATGAGCGTTTTATGGGATATGACAAACTCCAGATCAAATTCCACCCTTACGGGCTTGACTGGGCGCACGGTTGGACAGCAGTTCACGGAGACGCTTTCCCTCTTAGTCAAGTACCTTCACAAACGGCCTTAAATGGGGCTAGAAGACTAGGTAAGAGCGTTGTCTGTGGTCACACCCATAGACTAGGGGTATCGGCCTTTACAGAGGCTTCCAGAGGCCAATTAGGGCGTACTGTATGGGGCGTTGAGGTTGGTAATTTAGTAGATTTAAGTTCTTCAGGCATGGCCTACACGCGAGGCTATGCAAATTGGCAGACAGGATTTGCCGTTGCCTATGTAAAAGACCGTAAAGTGCAGGTAATAACCGTGCCTATCAATCAAGATGGTTCATTTATATTTGAAGGCAAAATGTATGGGTAGGCAGACAGAATACGAGCCTAAAGGCATTGATGACCAAATTGATGCCTTTGATGAACTTAATCTAATATAACAAAAGCGTTATAGAACACGCCATAAATGGCGTTGATATTTAGCCTGTCATAGGCAACCCTTATCCTATCCAAGTTAACGGAACTTGGTGTAACGGAAGGGTAGTTATGGAACTAACAAGCAAAGACTTTGAGCGCTTGACTGAGACTCAAATGGAGTTTGCAGGAGAAAAGGACTGGGTTAAACAAGCTGCAAGGTTTGAAGATTCAATTAACTGGTCTCATAAATACATATACTGGGTTGAGAGTTACGCCTCAGCTTTACTGGCTACACATTATTTATATCAAATCGGTTTTAACTTCAGCATTGCATTTGATGAGGCAATGGAACAGTATTGCTTTACAACCGATTATGCAGGTTCATGGGTGAACGCATGAGTCTAAAAGATGCTGGTCTATTAACAATACTTTTAACTATTATTACTTGGTTAATAGTTTTAGCCTTTATGGTATGGAAAGAAAACTACTACGAACGCGCTTATTGGTCTGGGCGTAATGAAGGTTGGAAAGCCAGTTTAGACCACCAACGCAATCTACAAACTCTAAAGTCAAGGGCGGTTTTTGACTATGAAAAAGACTAATGAACTGCTCGAAGAATTGCAGCTCACCCTTGCGGAAAGAGGTGATGTCTATGGAAATGCGACACTCAATCACCGTCGTATATCCGAACTCTGGTCAGGTTACTTTGACAGTTACATTTCGCCTGAACAAGTGGCAATGGCAATGCTGCTCGTCAAAGTCTCAAGACTCTCTCAGACCAGCGATCACGAAGATTCCATTAAAGACCTTTTAGGATATGGATTGATATACAACCAAATAGTTAGAGAAATGAGGGGCGAAGATGGCATTTAACATTAACGATTACGAATTGGTGGAGGTGAGACTTGGAAGGTTTATTAGTGACAATCCTGATTTTATGGTTCATACGGAGTTGTTGGAAAGTACTGAAAAACGCTTTATCGTACTTGCCAAGATTTATAGAACATGCGTGGATAGCCAGCCGTTTGCTACTGGGCTTGCTTATGAAACCATTACTGACAGAGGTGTCAATCAAACTTCTGCATTGGAGAACTGCGAGACTTCTGCGATTGGCAGGGCGCTCGCCAATGGAGGCTATGCAGCCAAAGGAAAGCGGCCAAGTCAAAGCGAAATGGCAAAGGTCATTGCAGCAGAAACTGAACCTAAGACCTTTAAAGAAAAGTTAGAGTCTAGAACTTACGGTGCAGCAGGCTCAAGATCAGCAGCAGTTGAGGATACTTTAAGAGCTTCTTTTGAAGCTGATAAAAAAGAACCTGAACCTGTCGCTTGGTCTATTGGTGATGCTATTGATGCAATTGGTAGTTCAACACCTAAAGAACCGCCTGCGTGTGAGCATGGTCACATACTTAAGCAAGGTATAAGCAAGGGTAAGGGAAAGCCTTATTATGGTTATGTCTGCAAGAAAGGTGTAACCGAACACGCTAAGTGGGCTTCTAGTACTGCTAATGGTCATTGGTTCTTTCAAGATGAGGTGCAATAGTGGGTTATATTGCCTTCATAAACGGTAAAGGTATTCAAGTAGTTATGGATGACAATGGTGTTCACCTTGAGCAATCTGTTATTAAATGTGAAGTCTGCGAAGATGACAGAGTGTTTAAAGATGGCACATGCTTTAGGTGTAATCAGCTAATAAACAGGGTTGACAAGCCTGAAGATGCCTAGATACGATTTCAGGTGCGAGGCCTGTAATCTAGATATGGAACTCGTATTAGCTGTTGACCAACAACTGCCTCATTGCACTATATGTGGGGGAACTTTGAAGCGGTTGTGGTCAGCAGTACCAATACATTTTAAAGGGCGTGGTTGGGGCAGCAAGCCTTGAGCCAGCATAGAAAACATAGAGGTTATAGAACTCAAAAGGTAGTAGCAGAGTATTTAAAGACTTGGTATCCGTTCGCCGAGTCAACAGGTGCAGGCCGTCAAGGGAGTGACATCTTAGGAACTCCCTTTGACATAGAGGTTAAAGCTGTAACAAAATTCTCGCCTTTAGCATGGATTAAACAGATAAAAGAGCGCAAATCAGATAAACTATCGTTCATAGTATTGCGCTGCAATGGGCAGGGCGAGAAGGTTGAGGACTATGTTGTCTTACTGCCAATGGCTAAGTTCATGGAGTTGTTAAATGAACGAGCCTAGCCGGTGTGCCTGCGGTTCTTGGACTTACGATAAAGAGAACTGTAAGGTATGCGCAAAGATCAATGCCCTGAGTGTTTAAGATATAACACTAATACTGTTCAATATAACAAAGACTACTTCCATGAGTGTAATGACTGTGCTCATGAGTGGAGTGAGGGCTATGGGTGAAACAGGATACGACCAGACTTGGCTAGACCTAGATGATATTAAGTTTATGTGTGTGTGGTATAAATCACATCTCACATATTGAGACGATAGGATAATCTATGCGTAAGAGACTTGACAAGGCGAGTATGCTTCAAGCAAGCGACGCGCCTAAAAGCGCGAACGCGAGCCGCCTTAGCGGATTGCTCGCGAGTTCGTGGCTTGTAGCATTAGGGGTAGCTCTATGCTTAATTAGTATTAAGGCGTATGAGAAAAAGATTGATTCCGTACCAGAGAAACAAATAATGCAAATAAGTGTAAAGACTTATGCAGCACAACAGATTAAAAGCGGTACTCAGTACAGTTGCTTATCTAAGCTATATGGTAAAGAAAGTGCATGGAAGCATGAGGCAGTAGGTAACCTAGGTGGTACTCATCAGACCTATGGAATACCACAATTAAAGAACAAACTAATGATTGGGTTAGACCCGTATAGTCAGATTGATTATGGACTTAAATATATAAAGCATAGATATAAGTTAGATGATAAAGGTTATATCAATGCATGTAGGGCATGGCATCACTTTAAGACTAAGGGATGGCATTGAGTAAGAACGCATTAGGTACTGGCAAGTGGAAGTTAATCAGATTGCGTGTATTAGCTAGGGATGGGTGGCAATGTACCTACTGCCACAAAGACCTCAAGGGTGGAGACGCAACAGTTGACCATATAACAAGCCGGAAGGTGGGGGGTGACCTCTTTGATATGGAGAACCTAACCTCAGCTTGCAAGTCATGTAATTCACGCAAGGGTAGCCGTTTTTTTAGGAGTGGTTCTACCCCCCCTGCCTTTCTTTCTT